CTTCGGTCAATCAAAAAGAGCGATGTTTATTATTGGAGGTCAAAATTTAGGTGATTTTGAGGATGTAGACATTAATCGAAAAGAAGAATTTAGGCAGTTAATTTTGAAATTAAAACCAACGCACGCAATAGCAGCGTTGCTCATCACGTATAGTTAAAATCATGAAAAAACTACAAGATAAACCAGGCGTAATTGCTCCAAGTGTAGCTTATCCATTTGGTCAAACACAAGACAATACAGGTACAAATAATGGGTTTCCGATAAATACGGCAACAATGAATGACTATTTGCAATTCTTTGAAAAAATGTTTGCTGAATCTGGAATAACTTCCAATGGACTTCCTGACAATGCGACAAATGGATTTCAGTTATGGAACGCATTTCGTAAATTGTCAAGACCATACAAAGTATACACGGCTCAAATTTCACAATCTGGTACGAACGCACCTGGCGCAACAATCTTACTGAATGAGTTAGGTACAGTTACATTTGCTCGAATCGGAACTGGTACTTATACAATGACGTTTTCAACCCCATTGACAGCAACAAATAAAGTGTTTTTCGTTATCAACAATGCAGACCCTTCAAACGCAATAACAACATTTACGATTGACTCGACAACGCAAATTACCATTTACAAATATAATGCGGCTGGATCTCTTGCTGATAATATCTTTTTTGGTTCAACCGTAGAAGTTAGACTGTACGACTAATGCAATTCCGAGTTGACAACGATGCGGTCGTGGAACACACGAACAGACTTGAGAAAATGCACAAGTCTGATTTTCCTTTGGCCGTACGTGGCACACTTAATTCAATGGCATTCGATGTGAAACAAAATACGATGCCAGATAAGGCAGAAAAAGAATTTGTTAACAGACAAAAAAACTTTTTCAAGGCAAATTCTAAGGTCGAAATGGCAAATGGATTCAATGTTAGCACAATGTCTTCAAAGGTTGGATTCATTTCATTGAGTGGCACTAACTATGCCGTTGATGACTTGGAACAGCAAGAGCATGGTGGCGACATTAAAGGCCGTTCATTTATTCCGTTGGATAAGGCTAGGGTTTCAAATTCTCCGAACAGAATTGTTTCCAGAAATAATAGAATCAGTAAGATTAAAAATATTGTGAAAGTAAGCGAAGCCAAAGGTAATAATGACGGTCAAAAGTTTATAAAATCGGTTGTTTTTGCAGGAAAAGGAGGTTATGTATTGACAGATAATACATTGATTCGAGTTGATTCATTATCTAGGCAATCTGGCAAGTGGAAATTCAAATTGAAGGCTTTGTATTCATTTAAGAAAAAACGTTCAGTAAAAGTGAAAAAGACTGAATTCATGAAAGAAGCATCCGAAATGAGTGCTGAAAAAGGCAATAGATTTTTCATTGAACAAGCTGAACGAAGATTTTCAAAAGCAGGATTATGAGTTGGGTAGAAAAAGTAAAAGAAAATATACAAATCACAACAGGTGACGGTAAAAAGTATGATCCTTTGTATTTTATTTCTACTCGAAAAATAGAATTTAATATTTCAAAGTTTGATTTTCCAGATATCAATGGAACCCTTGTAAAACGCACTACTGTAATGGGTGGTACCTTTCCCATGGAAATCATCTTTCAGGGCCAAGATCATCTTGATATTCGCGATGAATTTGAACGGTCATCAATTGATAATCGTCCATGGACCATTTTACATCCTATTCACGGCTCAAAATTAGTTCATCCAAGTTCACTTACATTTGATTCAACTGGATTAAATACCACGGTAATAAGTGGAGAATTCCATGAAACGATTGTTGATGAATTTCCGCAAACTGCAATTGATCCTAAAAATGAAGTTTCAATATTGGCAGACCAAGCAAATAACTCCAATATTGATGCATTCGTGAATGCAGTTGTCGTTGATTCATCGGTTACGGCTACTTTGGAGAAATCAACAAATGAATCATATCAATTGGGAGCAACGGCCATTAAATCAGGTCAGCAGTCAAATGATTATTTCAACGCATGGAAAGAAGCGAGTAACGCTATTACATTTGGAATTGCCAACGCTTCAAATATGGCTTTAAAAGTTAGCTCATTTACGAATTCTCCATATTTATTTGATAGCTCTATTTCGGCTAGATTATCACTTTTCAGAAGTCAATTTGATAAACTTTCTTTAAATATTTCATCTTTTGAAGAACCGAAAGAAAAAAAGACTTATGAATTTTCAGCCGTTGCCATAATTGCTTCGATGTTCAAGAGTTCAATTGCACCGATTCAAGGCGATTACACCAACTCAAATAGCGTATTTTTAACCATTAATCAATTGATTGATGCGTATAATTTATTGATCGAGAATTTGGATTCATTGCAAACGGAAAATGCTGGAAGTGTAAACGGGTATGTACCTAATTTTGATTCATTGAATAGTCTTGGAAATTTGGTGAATTACACGATTTCCAATCTTTATCAAATTGCTTTGAGCGCAAAACAGGAGCGCAAATTGATATTGGAAGCTGATTCAAATTTGATAGTTTTGGCACATCGGTTCTATGGATTAGATTCTGCAGGTGAAAATATTGAAACATTTATCAATACCAATTCAATTGGTTTGAATGAATATTTTGAAATAAAAAAAGGACGCGTAATTACTTACTACGTATGAGTTTCACGTTAAAAATATCGGACCGATTAACGGTTAGGAATGTTCAATTTTTCAATGAATTTGCCTTTGATTTAAAATATGATTCAATTGCATCTGGATTCTCTTTTTCGTTCTATTTTGACCCATTTAATGAAGAGCATAAATTAATAGCATCTGTAACAAAATACAGCGAATGTGAGGTCATATTTGACGGCGAAACTCTTTTAACTGGAAACATTTTAGATGCAAGATTCAAGCATAATTCAGTCGCTAATTTATGCGTTGTTTCAGGTCATTCAAAGACTGGTATTTTGAACCTTTGCCAAATTCCAACTAAATTATATCCGTTGCAATCAAATGGGTTGACACTTCGTCAAATTACATCAAAATTAATACAACCGTTCAATTTGAAAATGGTGGTTGATTCATCTGTTGCCGAAAAAATGGACAAGGTTTATAAAGTTTCAATAGCGGAACCAACTCAAAGTGTTGCTGATTATTTAGTGGCGCTTTCCCGTCAACGTGACATCGTAATTACCCATAATGAGAAAGGTCAACTTCTTTTCACGTCAGCAAATTTGAAAGGCCAACCTATTATTGATTATGATTATCGGAATGGAATGTTTGCCGGAACTTCATTTGATTTAGATTTCAATGGCTCAGAAATGCACAAGGAAATAACTGTCATGAAGCAGCCGAATAATGATGGTGGAAATGCAGCGGAAAAAACAATTATAAATCCATTTGTTGCAAGTGATTATTTCAGCTCCAAAGTGACAACTCAAACGGCTGGAAATGACAATGATACTTTATCCGCTACTAAAAGAGCACTGGCCGCAGAATTGCAGAATATTAAATTAGCCGTAAATACAGATAGATGGATTCTGGATAAAAAAATAATCCGTCCAAACAATACGATATCAATCATTGACCCATATTTGTATCTTTACGAAAAAACTATTTTCTTTATTGAATCCATTTCATACCAAGGAAACAACTCACAAACAACAGCTATCTTAAATTGTGTGATTCCAGAAGTTTACAGCGGCGAAACGCCTAAAAATATTTTCGAATGAATCTTGTGAAAATAATATCGACCCAAATAAAAAACGGTGAAAGGCTGGTTAAGTTCTTGCGTTTTGGTAAAAATGATGTTCAGGAATGCCAACAAGGTTCAAGTTTTGGAGATGATTCCAATGCGCCAAAGGATATAATTGCAATTTACTCGCAAACAGGAGAAATTGGCAGTCCAGTTGTGATTGGGTACATCAATAAGAATCAACTCGCTGGAGTTGGTGAAAAGCGAATTTACTCTTTAAAATCAAATGGAGATTTGTCGCAATACGTTTGGCTTAAAAATGACGGAACAGCAGAATTTGGAGGTAATACAGATAATTTTGTGAGATATTCAAAGTTAGAAGATGCTTTCAATCGATTGAAAACAGATCATAATGAGTTGGTTGCTAAATGGAATGCGTTTGTTTCGGCTTATGCTCCAGGCTCACCGTCCACAATTGGAACGCCTCCTACCTTGGTTGGTTCAAATGTTCCCGTATCAACAGCTAATATTGCACCTGCCAAAATCAGTGAATTAAAGACAAAATAAAAAACATTATATTTGCAACAAATGGACATACTTTTTTTCAAAATAGATTCTGCTCAACAAACTCCAGCTCAGGTAAGGTTGAAAATAGCTCAAATTGATGCAATTATAGAATCATTGTACACAACTGCATTGACTTCTGTTCAGCAAGGATCTATTGCGGAGTATGAACTTGACACGGGTCAAACGCGACAAAAAGTGAAATATACCACCATGGAGTCCGTCACGAAGTCAATTGAGAATTATGAAAATATTCGACAAATGCTTCAAAATAAATTGAGTTCACGAACATTTAGGCTTGTTGACTCCCAAAACTTTAGAAGATGAGAATAGTTGATTTTTTTACTGGAAAGAAGCAAGCAGTTGAAGTTGTTGAGCAAGCAGTTCAAAAAGTTGAAGTAATACAACGTGAGGAGATTTCAGCTGTAACGTATGGACTTACTTTTTCACAGTCATTTGATGGCGAAAAGAATTTCGGCGAAATTGGTCCAGTTAAAAAATACCTATTGGATTATTATAGGCTTTCTCTTCGTTCGTGGCAATCATACATTGAAAGCGACCTTTCAAAAACAATCATTGATCGATATTGCGTTTGGATAATTGACAAAGGATTAAGACTTCAAAGTTATCCAAATGCAAAGGTATTGGCAACGGAGGGTATTGGTATTGAATCTGAGGAATTCAATGATGTTGTTGAGAATAGATTTACTATTTGGGCAAAGTCAAAAAATGCCTGCATGAAAGGAATGAAATCTTTCAATTCAATTGCAAAGGATGCGTTTAAAAATGCCAAAATAGGTGGCGACGTACTTGTTGTTCTTCGCCTTGTTGATGGAGTTCCAAGAGTTCAATTGATTGATGGTAGTCATGTTTGTTCACCAATGGGAAATCAATTCAATGATGGAAATAAAGTTATTGATGGAGTTGAGATTGATGAATTTGGTAGACATTTACGGTACCATATACGAGGTAAAGATGGAGAAACGAAAACAATCGAAGCATGGTCAAAATCGACAGGATTGCGAGTTGCATTCCTTGTGTATGGTTCCGAATATCGATTGGACAACCATAGGGGGGTTCCTGTTATTGCGACTTCATTGGAAACATTGAAGAAAATTGAGCGATACAAAGAGGCTGCTGTTGGCTCAGCTGAGGAGCGGCAGAAAATACCTTACTTTTTTGAGCATGATCTCAATTCAAGTGGTGAAAATCCATTTGTAGAACAGTTAGCTGGTATGCTTGGAGATGACGGTAAAGGATCAATTCCGTTTGATGCTGAGGGTAAAGCCTTAGCGAAAACAGTTGCAGCATCTACAAATAAACAAGTATTCAACATGCCGCAAGGTTCAAAGGTGAAATCTGTTGAGTCTAAGCAAGAAATGTTTTTTAACGATTTCTACTCATCAAATGCGAACATTATTTGTGCTTCGATTGGTATTCCTCCAAATGTTGCATTCTCATTGTACAATGATTCTTTTAGCGCATCCAGAGCGGCTACAAAAGACTGGGAGCATACAATCACCGTTGAGCGTGACGACTTTTACACTCAATTTTATGCGCCGATTTATTCATTTTGGTTTCATTCACAGGTTTTGCAAGGAAAAATCAATGCGCCTGGATATTTGAACGCATTCTACCAATCTAATTTCTACGTGACAGAATCCTATTTGAATGCTAGATTTACAGGCCCAATGTTCCCACATATCGACCCGTTAAAAGAGGTTAAGGCGGAGCGTGAAAAATTAGGTGAAAGCGGCAAACATATACCACTTACAACAGCTGAGATGGCAACCGAGGCGTTGATGTCTGGTGATTATGATTCAAATGTAGAGCAGTTCTCAAAGGAGATTAAAAAAGCTGAAAGTTTAGATATTAAAGCTACCGACCCAACTTCTGCAAATACAGTTCCACCCGAAGAAGTTGTGACGGACTAACTGATATTTCGTTACAAATAGCGTTCAATTTCTCATTTGTTTCTTCTGAAATAAGGACACGTATTTTTGATGTAGTTTCAGGTTTTGATTTGATTTTTGGCTGGTATTTTTTTACAAGTTCACCGATTTCAATTTTCAATGTTCGGCAAAGCATACCGTGTTCATTGTATTCGGCTTTCTTTTCAATTTGCTTCCTTCCTTCATTAGTTAGTTGAATGTCGATACCTTTCATTGCGTTAATTTTTTACGAATATACGCAAAAAAAGCGTAAACATAAATACTAAGATATTCACTTCGTAATTTTGAAACATGGAAATATTGCTTTATTCTCCCATTTACTCTTATTCAGCTCAAGATTTCATTAATTCAATGAATGATCCTGGGGTTGATAGAACAAATGCAACTGTTCGCATCAATTGTGATGGTGGTGATGTTCGTTATGGATGGGGAATAATTGCAAAATGGGCAGAATTTGAAGGTGAAAAAACTGTCAAAATTGATGGTAAAGCTTATTCGATGGCTGCATTCTTTCCTTGCTATACTGACAACGTTGAATGCTTGGATGTTTCAGAATTCATTTTCCATCGTGCCGCATTCGCTGATTGGTGGGAACGTGATTTCATGACAGATGCTGACAAGTTGGAATTGATGCGAATCAATAAACATCTTGAAACTGCATTAAGATCAAAAGTTGACGTTGAAAAATTTGAAAAAATTACAGGCATAACGATTAAAGATATGTTTTCACTTGATTCTCGAATTGATGCGACATTAACGGCTCAACAAGCTAAACAGATTGGATTGGTTAATAAGATAATCAAAATCACACCTGAAAAGTCTCAAAAAATTCAAGCTAGAAAAACGGCTATCGCTGCCAAATATGAAGGCTTACCAGCTGAACGACCACAAGTGGCAGCTATCACTCCAAAAATGGATTTAAACTCAAATAATAGAAAAATGACAATCGAAGCTTTTAAAGCCGAGCACCCAGAAGTGTTCGCACAAGCGGTGGCTCAAGGAGTCTCGCAAGAGCGCGACCGTGTGGGCGCGTGGGCTGTTTTTAATGCAATTGACCCAGAAGCGGTAGTTACAGGAATTAAAAGCGGTGAAAATATCTCTCAAACCGCATTGGCTGAGTTCCAGATGAAATCAATGAACGGCGGTGTAATTAAAGCATTGAACGAAGAGGGCAAGGTAACTCCAAAAGCTACAACTGACAAGGTAGAAGATGCTGAAATTTCAGAAGTTGAAAAAGCAGAAGCTGAAGCGTTGGCATTTATCAAATCAACTAAATAATTTAGGACATGGCATCAAGTACGACACCAGTAAATACTGAAAATATGTTAGTTATTCAGTATGATTTCTCAGAAGTATTTTTGGGAGACAACACATTTGAGAAAGCAACCTAGATGTAATCGCTGGTATCATAATGAGCTTGCAAGCATTAAGGTTAATAAATTCAAGGCTTCATCTGGAAACCATTCCGTAATCCGATATGTATTTTCAGTTCCAGTAGAATCAGTTACTTTCAATTTGTGTTGGTCCATAAAAACGTCTCCATTTGCATTTCGATATGTGTACGTTGTCAACTGGTCCATAGATATCGAAACGGATGCTATTTTTGAGGAAATCCGTACGCCGTCCTCATCGAATGCGTTGTGGTGCCGCGTTGGAATACCTCGAACAATCAAATTAGAACCAGTCGGAGGAATCAAAGTAATTGGAACGGAAAAACCATTCACATTTTGTGTGATTGTTCTGTTATCCAATATTGATCTTTCGAAAAGGTTCATTTTGATTGTTTAAAAAAAAGCCGCCAATACTAGATGGACGGCTTTTTGATGATGATTATTTGAATGATTTAGATGCTTTCGTTGGCAGCTTTGGTTTCTTCCAAAATTGCAAGTAATTCATCTTTTTTCAATGCCGGATTGAATTCAACATTCAATTCGGTCAATTCTGCCATGATAGCATCTTTGGTGATTGATTTGCTTTCGTTGGCTGCTTTGGTTTCTTCCTTAACAACTTCAAGAAATCCCATTTCAACCAATGTTTCTGCATTTCCTCTTGGAAAATCCGTATCTTTTACGATGTCGCCTTCTTGGTACTTTTTACCACCATTTCCGCCAACTTCTCCTTTGATTACTTTGTACATAAGATATGTTTTAGAAAAAGGGTAGGATTTGAACTCTACCCTTTTTGAGTTTACGCAATAACTTGAATCGTGTAGATCATGTCGATTTTAGTTGGCACACATAAAGGCGCCGCCATGATTTTGATTTTGTGCTGACCCTTATCTCTGTCCATCGTTTCACGGATTAGATATTCAGCCGTTTGAGGAATAGATCCGTCAGCTTCGATCAATTGAGGGACAGCAGCAAATGACAAGTCAAATTGAGCCGTTGTAGGCAACAAGATAACTTTCTTATCATTAATGTAGTTTACGTATGCGTTAGAAGCATCTTGGTAAATTTCTGGATAGGTCCACAAAAACACTCGGTAAGAACCGCAAGAAATCCATCCATGGGAAGTTGCTCCAACCGGCATATTTTCAGGCGCCATTACGTCATTAATATTGAACTGAGTTGGAGTTGTGAACGGATTAGCCAACAATGATGTCATTGCAGTTTCTCCTAAAATAGCATTGAATACGCCACTTTGATATTTGCCATTTTCACGAATCCATCTACATCCAGTAGAGAATACTTTTCTTGGGTCAACCGTATCAATATTAAACGCATTTGCAGCATTATAAGCTACAATTGAACCTGCTTTTCGTTTGAAGTCAATATCGGTTGCAGCATCCAATTGAACGACTCCATTGTCAAAAATCTGAGCAGCCTGTAATTCAATAGCGCGTTCAATTTTATCTCG